CATAATATGTTGTTATCCTTACTTATATTTAGCTAAATAAAAATGTGCTGTTTTTACCCTTTCTATCCAAAAAGTGTATCATTTTTACTACACTAAGTGCTATAATCACATCAACATAACTACGGAGAACTATGTCCCTATTACCAACACCAAGAAAACCTGTCAATTATTTGAACAATAAAGATATCTTAAAAGAAATTCACGATAGCAAAACAACATACTGTTATTTTACAAAACCAGAATATCATCGCTACGATTTTATCGTAGATATGCCTCAAGCAACTATTGAAGAAAGTTTGGAATATGCTTTCAAACCAGAAACTATACAAGAAGCAAGAGAAACATGTGCATTAAGAATGGATATTGAGCAAGGATTACCAAAAGGTACAACTGATCCATTATCTATACCAGTAACTGATTTAGTATTCCGTGTGATGACATGGGATCATGTTCCAGTCGCACCCAAACAACCACGCAAAACTGTAAAAAAGAAAACAGCGAAGGATATCTTTGAATTTGAGGAAATAGATCCAGATGAGATTTTTGCTGATTTAGAAGACACTGCAAGCAAAGCTGAAGTTGATGACATGGTTCATGTTAAAGTTAACTTCCCTCCATTTCAACATTATAAGATTGATGCAAATAATACATTCTATTGTGTAGGGAAAAGTCATTGGAAAGGTGATCTAGCAACCGGCGAGTTCAGCAAAGATCACGGACAAGTTACTAACAAACTAGCTAGAATGTATATTATGATGTGTGAAAAATATGCAATGAAGTATAACTGGCGAGGCTATACCTACCGTGACGAAATGCAAAATTCAGCAATACTTCAACTAACTTATGTTGGACTACGATTCAATGAAGCCAAGAGTGCTAACCCGTTTGCATATTACACTGCGGCTATTACTAATAGTTTCTGTAGAGTACTAAACACTGAAAAGCGTAGCCAAAATATCCGTGATGATATACTAGAGATGAATGGACTAGCACCATCATGGTCTCGTCAAGGTTCAAGTTCTGGCTCAATGAGCTACGAAGAATAATCAAATTAACCAATCGTAGTTGCAATGCAACTACGAGTAATATACAATTAAGAGATGAGTAACCTTTTTAAAAAAGCCGCTGTATTCACCGACGTGCATTTTGGTATGAAGTCAAACAGTTTACAGCACAATCAAGACTGTGCCAATTTTGTAGATTGGTTCATTACTAAAGCAAAAAGTGAAAATTGCGAAACTTGTTTCTTCTTAGGTGATTATAACCATCATCGTGCAAGCATTAATATTCAAACACTACAGTTTGGATTGCAAGCATTAGAAAAACTAAGTGCTGCATTTGATACTGTCTACTTTATCCCTGGTAACCATGATCTTTATTATCGTGATCGCAGGGACATTCATAGTGTTGAATGGGGTAAACATTTACCCAATGTCAAGATTATCAATGACTTTTTTAATGAAGGAGATGTAGTTATCGCACCTTGGCTTGTAGGAGAAGACTACAAGAAATTACAAAAGATGAGTGGCAAATATATGTTTGGCCACCTTGAACTACCAAAGTTCTATATGAATGCCATGGTAGAAATGCCAGATCATGGTGAGATTAACACAAATCATCTTACTGGGTTTGATACGGTATTCAGTGGTCATTTTCATAAACGACAAGCAAAAACTAATGTTTGGTATATAGGTAATGCTTTCCCGCATAACTATGCCGATGCAGGAGATGATGCTCGTGGTATGATGATATTAGAATGGGGCAATGATCCAGTATTTCACACATGGCCACGACAACCTATTTTCCGTGTTCACAAACTAAGTGACATTTTAGAAAACCCTGAAGGCTTGTTATTGATTGACTCATATGTTAGAGTTCATCTTGATATTGAAATCTCATATGAAGAAGCAAACTTCTTGCGTGAGACATGGATCCCAGAACATAAACTAAGAGAAATGGCATTGATACCTATGAAGGTAGAACAGAGCGAAAATGGACAAACTGCTGACGGACTCAAGTTCGAAAGTGTAGATCAAATCATCATTGACCAGATTAACGCAATTGAATCAAATAATTTTGACAAAAAGATTCTTTTGGATATCTATAACAACCTATGAAGACAAAAGAAGTCAGAGATTTAGAATCACTCACTAAGATTAATAAACATTTGGGTATTGCATTAGCTGAGTTGTCTAAAAATCATTCTTATATAGGTAGTTTAAGAGAACAACATAGATTGATTAGTGTCAAACTCAAAGTAGAAAGTATTATAGAAAAAACATCAAAGGCAGAAAAAATGGCCAAAGAAAGTTTTTTTAGAAAATTAAAATGATTACCTTACAAAATATCACTCTCCGCAATTTTTTATCCATTGGAAATGTTTGTCAAGCAGTTGACTTTGACAAGAAAGACATTACACTTATTCTAGGTGAGAACTTAGACTTGGGTGGTGATGGTGCGAGAAATGGGGTCGGTAAAACCACATTGATTCAGGGTCTTAGTTATGCATTGTTTGGCGTACCTATCAATAACATTCGTAAAGATAATTTAGTTAATCGTACAAATGGTAAAGGTATGCTTGTTACATTGACATTCAATGTCAATGGCACAAACTATAAGATTGAACGCGGTCGTAAACCCAACATTCTAAAGTTCTATGTGAACGATGTACAGTCAAAAGCTACCGAAGATCAACAGGGTGAAAATAAAGAGACACAGGTTGCTATTGAAAAAGTAATCAACATGTCTCCTGACATGTTCCGTCACATCGTTGTATTGAACACATATAGCGAACCGTTCCTTGCACTAAAGAATAATGAACAAAAAGATATCATTGAACAATTAATGGGCATCACACTATTAAGTGAGAAAGCTGAAATCATTAAAAACATGATTCGTAATAGCAAGGATGATATTCAACAAGAAGAATTCCGTGTCAAGGCTATAGAAGAAGCTAACAAAAGAGTTAAAGAACAAATTGATGCACTAAAGCGTAGACAATCATTATGGTTGAAGAAACACGATGATGATTTGACCAGTTTGGCATTACAGTACGATGAGTTAAGCAAGATTGACATTAACGCAGAGTTACAAGCACACAAAGATTTGATTGTTTGGAACAATAAAATGTCCGCACTAAATGCATACCATGCATTGGTGGCTCGTTCTACTGCATGGCAAGAGAAACATGATACTGATGTTTCAATAGCTCACAAAGCCTACTTGTTGAAAAATGAATACGACATTGAAGGCGAACTGCAAGCATGGGCTGACTTAAAAGATTGGCTCAAAAATGAAGCAGAACAAAAGAATATTGCTACTATAATTGATACCCAAACCAAAAGTATCGCAAAAGAAAAAAAATTAATTGACAAATTGGTTCGAGAAATTAAAGAACTAGAGGATCACAAGTGTTATGCATGTGGACAAGACTTTCATGATGACAAACATGAGCAAGTTACAAAAGAAAAAACTACATTGCTTGAAAACACAAAGGCTGAATTGATTGAGCTTGAAACTCAACTAGCAAATAACCAGGCACTGGTAAAAGAACTAGGCCCTAAACCTACCCCATCATATAAGTCAGAAGCAGAAGCTATCCGTCACAGTGGTGATGTGTCTAACTTGAAAAAAATATGGGAAGATAAGAAACAAGAAACTAATCCGTTTGCTGAACAACTACAAGAGCAAACACCGGTTCTTATTACAACTCAAAAACCGAGGACTCATTATGATACAGAAGCAGAGGCAATTAAGCATTCAAGTGAGATTGTTAATATTTTAAATCAAATTGATAATAAGGTTCAAGAAACTGATCCATATGCAGAGCAAGTATCTGATATGGAAACTCAAGCAATACAAGCAATTAATTTTGACAAAATCAATGAATTAACTAAAACTATGGAACATCAGAAGTTCTTACTTGATTTGTTAACTAGCAAAGACAGTTTTGTCCGTAAGAAGATTATTGATCAAAACCTGAGTTATTTAAATTCAAGGTTGACACATTACTTAGATAAGATTGGTCTACCACACTTGGTAGTCTTTAAGAATGACTTGCAAGTTGAAATCACTGAGTTAGGTCGTGAACTTGACTTTGATAATCTAAGTCGAGGTGAGAGAAACAGGCTGATTCTTGGCTTGAGTTTTGCATTCCGTGATGTTTGGGAATCGTTATATAGCCCAATCAATACATTGTTTATTGATGAATTGATTGACAGTGGCCTTGACACGATGGGTGTTGAGAACAGTCTAGCGATACTTAAAGATATGAGCCGTCGTAGACAAAAATCTATTTGGCTTGTCTCACACCGTGAGGAACTTGCAGGTCGTGTACCAAATGTTCTGAAGGTAATTAAAGAAGCCGGTTTTACAACATATTCGACAACAACTGATATTATGTAATTTTTCAAATATTTGATAAATAAGATGTGAATCCAATAAGGAGAAAACATGTTTATCAATAATGAAGCGTGTGCTAGGTACTATGAAATTATTACCCGAGCTGAGTCAATATGCCCACGTAATATAAAAAAAATAGAAGCAATGAAAATTAGAGGCTATATAGAGGATCACCATATTATACCTAAATGTTTAGGTGGTTTAGATACTATATCAAATAAGGTTTGGTTAACTGCCGAAGAGCATTTTATGTGCCACAAATTGTTAACTGATATGACCACAGACAATTCTAATGGTAAAATGTGGAGCGCACTATGGAGAATGATGAATAAGCAAAGTAAAAATCAAGACCGTAATTATGTAATTGATGCTAAAGAATATGCTATAGCTAGAGAACAAAACGCAAAAAATCATAGCATTAGAATGAAGGGTGAATTAAATCCATTTCATAACAAGAAACATTCTGATATTACCAAAGAGGCAATGTCTGTTAAGAAGAAAGGTAAATCGTATGAAGAAATATTTGGAATAGATAAGGCCAAAGAAATGCGTGATAGAAGAAGTAGCGAAGGTTTAGGTAAAATTAAAGGTCCGCAATTAAAATCCATATGCCCTCACTGCCACACCCAAGGTGGATTTGGCATAATGAAACGATGGCACTTTGAAAATTGTAAATTTTTAGGAACTACTAAAATAGTATAAGTATTAGCATGTCTTCAAAAAGTAAAACAAAAGGTAGTTCATATGAAAGGGAAATTGCAAAATTTCTCAGTGACACTTACGGAGAACCTTTCGTTCGTGTTCCAAATTCAGGAGCTTATATCGGTGGCGCCAACTCACACCGAAAGAACTTTTTAGATGGGAATCAAGCTAAATCTTTTAAAGGTGATATAACTCCACCTGACACTTGGTCGCATTTCAATGCCGAGTGTAAAAATTATGCTGATTTCCCGTTTCATTTGTTACTTACAGGAGAATGTAAGCAATTAGATACATGGCTAGAACAGTTACTAGCCGTAGAAGATACCGGCGACCTTAACATTTTATTTATTAAGATTACTCGTAAAGGTCGGTATATTGCTGTTCAAAGCAAACTAACATGGATTAGCGACAACTTTGTATATTACACTTCAAAAAAACACGGAGACTGGACAATTTTTGAATTTGATAGTTTCTTTCAATACAATACTGATATATTAAAAACATATTCAATCACAACAGACACCACGTCAAACACAAATAATATTCTAACAATCAATACTTAATATATAATAAAAATTTGTTGTTCTGGTTGCAGGACCTCCTTGAAGAAGCTTGAAAGATAGCCGATGGAACTGGAGTAAGCATAGTTAGTAATAACTATGGGAATACCGAGAGGGCAATCGGCAAAGCGAACCCTCAACAAGTCTATGACAACTTCATTTTTGAGTCATAGAATGTGCGTTGCGTAGGCGTCAATTGAAAGACATTGATAGGCCTAACTACAGCTCCATAAACTTTACAGAGCAACCGGTAGCGTATAGTGTCATTAAATAGGCGATTATACGGGAGAAAAATGACAACGGATGACGGGCATGGCAAGATCCCTTAACCATTGGTAGTGCTGAATAGCACTACCATGGCTTCAAAGCGGCAGAGTATTCCTAAAAGAGATAACTTAGAAAACAATAAGAACAATTAAAACAATAGATGATCCTAGAAAATAAGACCGAACGAAGTGAGGTCTTAGATGAGCGTAAGCTCATCTCTAAATAGAAAACCCGTAATTTGCATAAATGAATAGTTACGGGAATAATTAGAAGAATGGCATTTGTGTCTTTTTAGTAGTTTCTAGGTTATCTTCTACTATTGCGTTTATAGCCGCTCTTTCATCATTGGACATGTTCAATACATCCTCATAGGATACGCCACCACGCATGTACCAAGAAAATTTCAGTGCATTACTTTTAATAATTTTGCACTCCTGCTCCATGTCATCTAATAGCTTCTGAATCTGGTCAGGTCCTAAATTTAGAAGCCTTATGCGAAAAAATCAGTTACATTCAATGCTAGTGCTTGTTCATATTCATGTCCGCAATTAACGCATTTAATCTTTTGCGGTTTAATTGACGACCCATCTCTTAGTTTCACAACTCTTTCACGAATTAAATCATGTGTGCTCTTATCACAGTTTTCTAGATATTCATGTATATGTTGGGGTGATGAAACCATCTCACTTGGAGTAATAATACAATCAATTGTGTTAGTCAAAAAATCAACATTTAATTTAGTTAATTTTTTCATAGTTTCTGCTGATTTAATACTACGCTGTTCTGGGTCTTCCATTTCTTCAATCATTGCAATTTCTCGTTGCATATTAAATTGAACTATGTTTCCTTTGTTTACCTCACGATAACTTAGTGGTTTAAATCTAATCTTTAACTCACCCATATCTAAAATCTCATCAAATCCGTCTGCCTTAATTGATGATAGTAATCCCATTAAATTTAGATTATACGACCCCATTTCATTACATTCTGGGCATGTAGAGTTAACTTCAAAATCATTACCATTGCTTGCTGAACGGATAACAATTAAGATAGCATCTAAATCAGTGCTAGGAACACTCCATGGATCCTTAATTGCAGGGACACAGCTTTTGATAATATCAACAACAGCACTTCCATTAAACAATGCATCGGGCGTTTTACTAGTTATTTCATCAATTGCTGTCATTGGGTATACAGGTAATTCTCCTGTTTCTGGCATGTCAATTGCGCCTTCGGGATAAAACTTTCCCTTGCTAGGTAAAGTAAAATGTAGTGCTGGTCTACGGAAATATTGTCTTAGTGGGTTAGTCATTAAAAATTCTCCAAAAAAATATGTTTTTTGTGATGCTAAATACAGTATGCTATTTATTAGCTATAATTACGGGTAAAATTAAATGGATGACAATCAAAAAGAATTTAACGAAGCACTTAAAGCGTTTACTGAATCCCTTCATTCATCAAACACTGCCTTAACGGATTCTGAAAAAGAAGCAAAGAAATTTACCAGTGATTTAAAATCTGAATTTGATAAATTAGGGATTACGCTAAAAAGCAATAATGATCTAGAAGATACTAGAGCAGCAAAAACTAAAAGACGACTTGAAGTTGAAGAAGAAGTAAATAAAAAACTTATTGAATCTGGTAAAGTTCGTAATAGAGAAGAAGCCGAAAGTTATAAAAAAACATTAAGAGCACAAGAAGCCACTGCTGCTAGAACTGATGCAGCATATAGAGCATCATCTGATGCTGTTGATGGGTTTAATAATAAAATTAAAGATTTTGCCAAAGAAGGTGGATTACTTGCATTATCTAGTGCATTTAATTACCTACAGGCATCGGTCGTGGGAACATACAAAGGCATGCTTGCAAGTCAAGATGCTTTATTAGATGGTCAACGAGGTCAAACGGTTCAAACTATTGCAGTTGTAACACAATTAAAAGAACAAGCAAATGCACTATCTGATTTTGGAGGATCATTGAGTGGCATTGGTGGTGGTCTTGCACAATTCGGATTACAATTAGCCTTAGTTAACCTTCCTCTTGCCGCACTTACATTAGCGGTAGCAGGATTATTAAAATTATTTGGGATGGCTGCAAAGGTTGAGGCCGAAAGGGAAAAGCGCAATGCTGACATGGAGCTAAAGCGTGCCCAACTGAATGATACATTATATGCTAACTTTCAAAAATTATCAGCATCTTCATTAACCGGTACTAAGGGAATGACCGGATTATATGAAGATTTGCATAAATTTGGTCTATCAATCAAAGATTTTGATAAGTTTGGTAAAGTATTACAAGAAAATACAAAGAATTTAGTATTGTTTGGTGCCGGAACAGTTGACGGTGTTAAGCAGTTTACTGAGACTGCTAGCTCATTAGTGAAATCTGGTTTAGGTAAAACACTTGAAGCTATGGGAATAAGCGTAGAAGAACAGATGGCCCATACTGCGCAGTTCATGGCACAACAAGCTAGATTTGGTATAAAAATACAAGGTGATCAATCAAAGAGTGTTTCTAACTATATCATGGAACTTGATAAGTTAGCTGAATTAACTGGTGCTTCACGCAAAGAACAAGAAGATGCTAGAAAAGCGGTAATGAGTATTAATGAGTTACGCGCCGCGATGATTGAGGCAAAAGAAAGTGGCAACACGGCTAAAGCAGAAGAATTACAGCGAGCCTATGAAACAGCTTCAACAATGATGGCTGCTGGTATGAAAGAAGAAGCCGGTGCATTTGCTAAGTTGATGGCTGCAGGCGGTGTCACTGACGCATCTACTGCTAGAGCACAACAAATGTATGGCGGTAGAGGAGGATTAATAGAGGCTACTAAAACAGGTAGAGGAACAGAAGCTGAACGATATGGATTGGCTGTAAACCAAGCTTATGAACAAGAAAGAAGATTCGCAGGTACAACTAAAATAACTGGACCAATTGCTGGTGTTACTGGTAATACAGCCGCAATTGCAGATGCAAAATTAGCTCAACAGAATGCAGAAAAAGCTGCTGCTGGCATGAGTTTAGATGAATACTTAAAGAAAAATAGAGAAGTAACAGATAAAGCTACAAAAGAACAAGTTGAACTTGAACGAAAAAATCGAGCAGAGGCTATTAAGTTAGAAACTGCTATAATGAACAAAAATTATGAAGCTGCTGAACTTATGATGAAGGCAGCTAAAAAGATGATGGGCGAGAGTGATGTCACTCCTGTCAAACCTGCAGTAGGTTCTGCACCGGGACGAACTAATGCCACAGTATCCCCTGACATTCAAACAGCTCCTGGACAGAAACCTGGATTGGGAAGTGCACCTGGTCGCGGCATTCAACCTAAATCAGCTACCCCAAATCAATCAACTCAGGCATTAATGAATGCAGGATTGATACTTAAAAAAGGGGATGTACAATCAGAAGGTGGTGCAGTAGATCCAAGATTAATTGAAATAGCAAAAAAGGTACAACAGGTAGTTCCTGGATTTACGCAATTTACTGGATTTAATGATCAATACCATCACGAAAACGCACCAACTAGTAAACATACTCAAGGTTTGGCATTTGATTTTACTGTTGCGAAAAAACCCTCACCTGAAGAAGGTAAGAAAATTGTTGAACAATTGCGTGGGCTTGGATTAGATTTGGTAATAGATGAATATCATAATCCAAGTTCAAAGGCAACTGCTGGACATTTCCATGGTGAAATAAAACCACCACAAGCTTTTGATGGTGGCGTGTTCAGTGGTCCTAAATCTGGTTATCAAGTTGAACTACACGGTAAGGAAGCTATCGTTCCATTAAACAATCCATCAGAAAGAATGAATGCTAGTGATAGGATAGAAAAATCTGCACTTGGATCTAGTAACACACCTGCAGACTCGGCAATGGACATGAGTGCAATGACAGAACTTTTCGCTATGATGCAAGATAAATTTGATGAAATGATTGACAAATTAGATCAAGGCAATAATTACGCCGACAAATTAGTCAAAGCTATGGCTTAACGCTAAATACTAAACAATCTATTTCATATGTCATATAAAAAACGCTTTACTAATAAATCAGGTATATCAAGTCCAATAGCCGGTGGCAATAGCAACACTGGCGCATGGAATGGTAGTCCTGGACAAAACGGTCAACCAACTGGCGGTTGGAATAACGCTGAAATGGGTTACAAAAACTACATGAGTAGACTTCCTGAAGTCTATACAGGTCACCCAAACCGTATTGAACGCTATAATCAGTATGAAATGATGGATGTTGATGCTGAAATCAATGCATGTTTAGACATATTAGCAGAATTCAGTACACAGAAAAATGAACATAATAACACACCATTTAATTTAGAATTCACTGAAGACCCTACCCCACATGAAGTAGAACTATTAAAAACACAGTTACAACAGTGGTGCAAGTTAAATGAATTTGGTACAAGAACATTTAAAATCTTTCGCAATGTAGTTAAGTATGGAGATCAAGTTTTTGTGCGTGATCCAGAAACATTTAAATTATTCTGGATTGATATGACCAAAGTTATCAAAGTTATTGTTAACGAGAGTGAAGGTAAGTTACCGGAACAGTATGTCATCAAAGATATTAACATTAACTTACAGAATCTTACTGTAGCACAGAAAACAAATACAGACTTTGCGGCTAACCCAGCAACTGGTCTTGGTGGCACAGGTGGTGGGTCTAACACTAATGGCTATACTGTACCTAGTATGCCATACAATACTACAGGTAGTCGTTTTACACTAGGACAAAGCGAAAGTGCAATTGACGCTAAACATGTTGTGCATTTAAGTTTGACAGAAGGATTAGATAGGTTCTGGCCTTTCGGACAAAGTATTTTAGAAAATATCTTTAAAGTTTACAAGCAAAAAGAATTATTAGAAGATGCGGTTCTTATTTACCGTGTTCAACGAGCGCCTGAGCGTAGAATGTTTAAAATTGATGTTGGTAATATGCCAAGTCACTTAGCTATGGCATTTGTAGAACGGATTAAGAATGAAATTCACCAAAGACGCATTCCATCAACAAATGGCGGTTCAGCAATAGTTGATGCTAGTTATAATCCGTTATCAATGAACGAAGATTACTTCTTCCCAGTTACTGCTGATGGTCGTGGATCTAGTGTTGAAGTGTTACCTGGTGGTCAAAATCTAGGCGAAATAGATGACTTAAAGTACTTTAATAATCGTTTGGCTCGTGGTTTGCGAGTACCTAGTAGTTATCTACCTACAGGTCCCGATGATAACACGACACCAATGAATGATGGTCGTGTTGGTACTGCTATGATTCAAGAGTTCCGTTTCAATCAATATTGTGAACGGTTACAAAAGTACATCAGTCAAAAATTAGACGAAGAATTTAAATTATTCTTGCGTTGGAGAGGATTCAATATTGACAGTGGATTGTTCACATTAGAATTCAACCCACCGCAAAACTTTGCTGCTTATCGCCAAAGTGAACTAGATACTACACGAGTAAATACATTTTCCTCTATGGAAGCATTTCCCTATATAAGTAAACGCTTTGCATTAGAAAGATTCTTGGGATTAACTGAAGAAGAAATTACCAAGAATGAAAAAATGTGGCGTGAAGAACATAATAAGGATGAAGACATTGAACCTACGGGAAGTGATTTGCGTAATATTGGTGTAAGTGCAGGTGACTTAAACGCTGACTTAGAAACTGCTGATACTATTGAAAATCAACCTGAAGAAAATCCTGAAGGCCCTGAAGTTGCAGGACCAGTTGTTGGTGGACAAGCTGGTAATATGCCAGGTGGAACACCTGCACCCGCAGGTAATGCAATGTAAGATAAATAATATACTATGCGACTACTAGAAATGTTTGATGCTGCAATCCCCGGTTATCAGGACCTTGCTTCTGATAATAGCCATCCTAAATGGAAAGAAAGTCGTAAAACTAAACTCACATTAAAGCAGATTCGTAAACTGCGTAAGATGATGGATGTGCGTAATTTTGAACGCAAAAAACATCTTAAAAAAGTACATCAACAATATGGTCAAACTGCTGGAGAAGCAGGACCCACAGCATAATTCTCTATAGTTCTCCTAAAAACTCAATAAAACAGCACTTATTACGCTGTTTGGCTTGATATAGTGTAAATATAATACAAAGCCATTTTTAGGAGAATACACAATGGATAACAAAAAATTTGAACAACTTATTGATTTAATTATCAATGAGAATGAAGAACAAGCTCGCTCATTATTTCATGATATCGTAGTTGAGAAAAGCCGCGAAATCTATGAAAGCATGATGGCTGACGAAATGGAAGAAGGCATGGGCGGCCAAGTAGGGCAGATGATGGACGAAATCAGTGCTGAAGAAGAAGGCATGACCGAAGAAGAAGAAATCGATTTTGATGACGAAGGCGATGATGATATCGTTGACATCGAGCCAGAAGATGGTATGGATGACGAAGATGGTACAGAAGAACGCCTAGTTAGTATTGAAGACAAATTAGACCAATTAATGGCTGAGTTTGAAGAAATCATGGGTCACGAAGAAGGTGAAGAAGGCGACGAAGAAGACTTCGGCGACGAAGAAGGTGACGGCGAAGAAGACTATGGTGACGAAGAAGACGAAGAAGACTATGGTGACGAAGAAGATAGCGAAGAAGCTATGATGGAAGCAATCGCACTAAAGAAAGTTTCTGTAACGCATGGTGACAATGGCCAAAATACAAAAAGCACAAGTCCAAAATACAAAAAGCACAAGTTTAGCAAATAGCGGACAAGCTGGTATGGATAGCAAGCCAGTAAAATTCAGCGGTTCAAGCGAGACAGTTCCAACAAGTCCAAAAGGACCTAGCAACTTTTACTCAAAGGGCGAAACTCAAGTAAAAGACGCTAACAAGTGGAAAAATGCTCCTGCACAAAACAATGCTGACTTAGAAAGTACTCCTAAGCCAGTAACAAAAGATGCAGCATCTGGTACAAAAAGCCCAGTAGCTGAGTCACGCAAGACAGCTAAGAAGCGCATCTAAGGAATCTGAGAGAAATGGCTTTGTATCTCAAAGAGCATCTAACTTTCGACCGTGCCGGAATGGTGGTCGAAAGTGAAGGTGAAGGCAAAGGAAAATCCCTTTACATGAAGGGTATTTTCATTCAGGGTGGGGTAAAGAACGCTAATGAGCGTGTTTATCCCGTTTCTGAAATAGAATCTGCTGTAAAAACTCTTAATGAACAAATTACAGGTGGCTACTCAGTTTTAGGTGAAGTAGATCACCCAGATGATTTAAAGATTAATTTAGACCGTGTATCACATATGATTACTCAAATGTGGATGGATGGCGCTAATGGCTTCGGCAAATTAAAGATTTTACCAACTCCAATGGGTCAGTTAGTAACTACCATGTTGGAGAGTGGAGTGAAACTCGGCGTTTCAAGTCGTGGTAGCGGTAACGTGGACGACATGAACGGCAAAGTAAGTGACTTTGAAATAGTCACTGTGGATATTGTTGCACAACCAAGTGCACCTAATGCATACCCTAAAGCAATATATGAAGGCATGATGAATATGCGTCATGGTCATAAGTTGTTAGATATTGCAAAAGATGCTCAAGGCAACAAAAAAGTAGAGACATACTTGAAAGGCGAAGTCCTTCGTCTGATCAAGGATCTCAAAATTAAATAAAGGGGAAACAGCATGTTTGATGCTATCAAGCCATTACTTGAAAGTGGACTTATCAACGAAGATGTAGGGCGCGAATTAAACGAAGCCTGGGAGTCTAAGTTGAATGAGGCTAAAGAGCAAGTACGTGTTGAATTGCGTGAGGAATTCGCACAACGTTATGAACATGACAGAATCGTGATGGTTGAAGCCCTTGATAAAATGGTTACAGAAGGTCTAACAACTGAAATTGAAGAATTTCATGTTGAAAGACAAGCAATGAACGAAGACCGCGTACAAGCTAAAATGAAATTGCGTGAAAACGCAACTAAGTTCAATGATTTCATGGTTACTAAACTAGCTGAAGAAATCAAAGAATTACGCAGTGAACGCAAACTACAAATGGAAAGTCAGCAAAAGCTAGAGCAATTTATTGTTCATGCATTGGCTCGTGAAATCAAAGAATTCTCACAAGACAAGAAAGCTGTAGTTGAAGCAAAAGTTAAGTTGGTTGCTGAAGGCCGTAAACAATTAGAATCATTGAAGTCACGTTTTGTGAGTGAAAGTGCAGGAAAATTGAATGCAGTCGTAACTAAACATCTTAAGGGTGAATTAGGACAGTTGAAAGAAGACATCAAAGTTGCTCGTGAGAACAATTTTGGTCGCCGTATCTTTGAAAGCTTTGCAAGCGAGTTTTCAGTTACTCATTTAAATGATAAAGCTGAAACACGCAAGTTAATGCAAGCCTTAGAAGAAAAGGAACAACAACTAGCCGAATCACAAAAACAAATCAACGACACTAAAAAGTTAGTTGAATCAAAGGAACGTGAAGTTCGTATTATTAAAGAATCTAATCAGCGTGAAAAAATGATGAGCGAGTTACTTGCTCCATTAAACAATGAGAAAGCTTCCGTAATGAAGAACTTACTAGAAAGTGTGCAAACACCAAAACTGCAAGCCACTTTTGATAAGTATCTACCAGCAGTATTAAATTCTGGAGTTGAGAAAAAGTCTACCAAGACTATGATCAACGAAAGCATTAAAGAAGTAACTGGTGATAAATCTGCCGTTAAACAAGAAGTAGATATGGATCAACGTGATAACGTTATTGATATCAAACGCCTGGCAGGGCTTTAAAATAGACATAATTTAGGAGAAATTAACATGTCAAAAGTATTATTAGAAGGCCGTTGGAACGAGACCAAGGAAGCCCTGTTAGAAGGTCTTAAAGGGACTCGTAAGTCAACAATGAGTGTTATCTTAGAAAACACTAAAAAGCAATTACTTGCTGAATCTTCAGCAGGTACAACAACAGCTGGTAACATCGCTACATTAAACCGTGTGATTCTTCCAGTTATCCGTCGTGTCATGCCAACAGTTATCGCTAACGAGTTGGTAGGTGTTCAGCCAATGACAGGACCAGTTGGTCAGATTCACACATTGCGTGTCCGTTATGCAAACAGCTTGCAAGATAACAGTGCTGCTCAAACTAGCGTTACAGCTGGTCAAGAAGCATTGAGCCCATTCTTGATTGCACAAGCATATTCACGCACTGCGTTACTTGATCCATCAACTAACTATTACACTGGTGCTGATACTGCTGCATTAGAAGGTAATGGCGGTAAGCAAATTTCTGTACAAATCTTGCGTCAAGCTGTTGAAGCTAAGAGTCGTAAGTTGCAAGCACGTTGGACATTTGAAGCTGCGCAAGACGCACAGTCTCAACATGGTATTGATGTTGAAGCAGAAATCATGGCAGCTCTAGCACAAGAAATTACTGCTGAAATTGACCAAGAAATTCTATTGTCTCTAGCAACTCTAGCTACAACAGAGTATACATACAACCAAGCTACTGTATCTGGTACAGCTACTTATGTTGGTGACGAACACGCTGCTTTAGCTGTTCTAATCAACCGTGTTGCTAACTTGATCGCACAACGCACACGCCGTGGTGCTGGTAACTGGGCTGTTGTTTCTCCAGCTAGCTTGACAGTATTGCAATCTGCAACTACTTCAGCTTTTGCTCGTACAACAGAAGGTACTTTCGAAGCTCCAACAAACACTAAGTTCGTTGGTACATTGAATGGCGCAATGCGTGTATTCGTAAACAGCTATGCACCTGATACACAACCTGTATTGGTTGGTTACAAAGGTTCAAGCGAAACTGATGCAGCAGCATTCTATTGCCCATACATCCCATTGATGAGTTCTGGTGTTGTTCTAGATCCATCAAGTTTCGAACCAGTCGTGTCATTTATGACTCGTTATGGTTACATCGAATTAACCAACACCGCAAGTTCTTTCGGGAATGCCGCGGACTATGTTGGTGAAATTGCGGTCCAAAATTTAACATTCCAATAAAATTTGGTTTGTTTGTTTTGTCAAACACAAAGGGGCACTTAGGTGCCCTTTTTTGTTG